TGTATACGGTTTTACCACCGTTTTTATTCTTCTTCATGGCAGAAAGAACGGTGGAGGTGGGTTCGAATTGTTCATAACGCTGGATGATAGTGGAAGACATGTTGGTTGCTTATATCTTATATATGAGACGAAACTTTAAGTATATTTTTTTTCTACGTATACATTACTACAAAGAATGGGACTCTTCAAAGACTGTGGTTGTGGATGTAATGGTAAAAAGCAAGAACAAAAATTGTTCATTTCTGCTCAAGCGGCGCTCGTGTTTTTCATAATCGCCAGCCCCGATACGTTTAGGCTCATGCGAAAACTTTTAGGTAAATGGGTGTCAGGACCTAATGGATGTCCCACAACCAGTGGACTGCTTTTACATTCTCTCGTGTTTTTATTGGTTACATGGGGTATGATGAACATAAAGATTGAAGGATACACACCGGAAAATGTCGCCCCAGCTCCTCAGGCGGTAGCTCCTACGAAGGTCATGCCCAAGATGCCCGTGAAGCCCAGGATGCCCAAACCTACCAAGGAAATGGGTGTTATCAGTGGAGAAGACAAGAGTTTCGCTGCCACGGCCACACCCCCCGCAGTGATGGGTGGTATGCCTTCCATGAAACCCAAGGCGCCTCCTTCCATGGCGAAGGCTGCACTCCCCATGCCGGGTATGACAGAAGAACCCGTCGGGATGTACGACAGTGGTGCGATGTTCGCCCCCATGGACATTAACACGGGTGTTGATATGCCCGGATCTATTAAATTAGGTGCTTCTAACATCAGCGTATCTTGTGCCGATGGACGTAGACCTATTGTTGCTTAAAATTCTTCATCGAACGTGACGGCGGTACTTTCATCGATTTTACCGTAATCACCAACTCGTTTTTCGAAAAAATTAGTTTTACCATCTAGGGAAATATTTTCCATAAAATCAAAGGGATTTTGCATGTTCCAGATTTTATTGAACCCAGCTTGTTTTAGGAGGCGGTCGGATACATATTCGATATAATCCGACATTTTATCAGAGTTCATACCAATGAGACTACACGGTAACGCGTCGATGATAAAACTTTTTTCAATCTCAACAGCTTCACGTACGATTTGTTGAATAATCTCTTCGGAAGGTTTGTCCTTTAGCATTTTAAATAATTCAATCGCGAATTCTAAGTGAAGTCCTTCGTCGCGGCTTATGAGCTCATTACTGAAACACAGACCGGGCATGAGACCGCGCTTCTTTAGCCAGAAAATGGCACAGAAACTACCAGAAAAGAAAATACCCTCTACACATGCAAATGCTAATAAACGTTCTGCGAATGGGCGAGATTTATCAAACCATTTGAGAGCCCAGTCAGCTTTTCGCTTAATCGCGTCTATAGTTGTTACAGCGTCGAATAAATGTTGTTTTTCTGAACTGTCGCGAATATACTTATCGATGAGTTTACTATACGTTTCCCCATGTACCATTTCATTGTGAACCTGATACGCGTAAAAGGATCTCGCCTCAGTATACTGAACTTCATCTGCAAAGTTATTGTTTATATTCTCAAACACGATACCATCCGACCCCGCGAAAAATGCGAGGATGTATTTAACAAAATGGCGCTCATTATCACTTAATTTTTTCCAGTCCTCCATATCTGAAGCGACATCAACTTCCTCAGCAGTCCAGTTGGACATTTGAGCCTTTTTATAAAGTGCCCATAGATTTTCATGTTCAATGGGAAATACAGTAAATCTACTCATGACGGGTAAAAGCATGGGTTCAGCATCCTCGATATAGTCTTGAAAAGCAAAGTAATCACCTATGTATTCTCCATTGACCATAATTTGCGGGTACGTCGATGCACGGGATCCGAATTTTTCTTTTAGTTCATTTTTATCGACCATGATTTTTTTATAATCAAGTTTCATCTTCTTACATATATCTTCAGCATATTCGCAGTACTTGCAATCATCTTTCGAAAAAATTTCAATTCCCATATCGTGTGTTATTAGCTTATAATATTTTTGTCATAAATCTTTATATGAGATGTTTGAGTTTTCAGAAATTCAGCCTGGAGATCTCATACGAGTTCTTGTAAATTTCGATGATCTGGATGATGATGCGTACGCTCTCGTAGAAGAGCATTGTAATGATTACTTGATTGTTAAGTACTATTCAGAGACGACGTGTACGTATAAGGGTGCGGAAGTGTATACACTAGATGAAGAGACTAACATACTCAGGGAAGAGAGTGTGAGTGAACATTTTCCAGGAAAGGAAAACATTTTCACATGTGTCAGCGAAAATGATCGAATGTATGTGATAGAGACTGAACAGGATTCTGATATGGAAAGTGAGTTGTGTGTTGAAAGTGATGAAACTGGGAGTGATGTAGGTAGCTTCGTGGTATCCGATAGTGAGTTTGAAGGGCGATTAGAGTTACCACCCGATGCTGCAGCTGTAGACCGGGCATGGAATGAATGGACGCCGTCTAGCCCAGGCTCTTCGCGGTTTAAAGAGGCTGTTGATAGGATTGAGGAACGGGCGCGACTGCAAATGGATAACATAAATTTTTAACCTAAGTGCGACATTTCCTGTGTAAAAAAACAACCGTAGTTCATAATGAACCCTCAAACATTGGCTACTATATGGTCTGAATTAGATCGCATACAAACGAAACCAACATTAAAACCAAAGCCAATGGATACTAGATTTTGCACCCAATGCAACAATTACAAAACACTTACAAGAGAAGGAATGGTGTGTACCGACTGTGGAATGGTTGACTCTATTTATATAGACGATACAGCCGAATGGACGAGTGGTATATCCGACGATGGTCGTGTTTCAGATCCATCACGATGTGTTGTACCCTCTTCAAACCCGGAATTATTTTCTGATGCATGGGGAAAAGGTACAGTCATAGCTACAAAACATACATCGAGTTACGAGACAAAACGAATGGCGAAGATCAATTTTCATAGCTCCATGAATCATAGAGATCGTTCGTTATTCCATGCATACAAAGATATAGACGAGGCATGTGTAGACATTCCGGATGGTGTATTAAAAGATGCAAAGACGCTATACAAAAAATTTAACGAAGGTAAACTGACAAGAGGAGCTGTACGCTCGGGTATCAAAGCTAATTGCGTTTTATACGCGTGTAGACTAGCACAAATCCCTCGAACAACGAAAGAGATTGCCACGATGTTCAGTATCCAGTGTAAGGATATTAGTCGCACGACTGGCATTTTTACAGAAACTATAAATGATACGAAAACCGAGAAGAATTATATAACAAAACCATTTAACGTGATGTCGAGACTGCTTAACTCATTCGAAGTGTCACGTGAAGAGCGATTGCGATGTAATCAAATGTGTACCCAAATGGAAGAGTGTGTAGATTTAATGAGTAAATCCCCTAATAGTGTGGCTACGACAGTGATTTTCATGGTACTGAACAATAGACTTTCCAAGACGGAAATATGTGAGAAATGTTCTGTATCTGTACCGACACTTAATAAAATTGTACTCATAATGAAGCGACACTTAGAGGATAAATTGTAATATAGAATAGATATGACGAAACTTTTTTTAAGTACACCGTGCTACGGTGGATTATGTTTAGAAAAGTACCTGAAGAGTATTGTCCAGCTTCAGTTACTTCTCATACGTGAAGGTGTTCAACTCATGTTGGACACTACAGAGAATGAGAGTTTAGTACACCGCGCCCGAAACGTATCAATCGGTCGATTCATGCAAAAGACTGATGCGGATTTTTTTATGTTCATTGATGCGGATGTCGAATTTGACCCGAAAGCAGTCGTGCGTCTTTTAAAGTCCGGTCATGACATTTCTGTCGCTGTTTATCCTAAAAAGGTTGTGATGTGGGATCAGGCTCGCACGGCTGTAGAAGGCGGCGACGAGCGAGACATGTCCCTGTTGTCATCCAGTTTAGTCGCGAACATTGGAGCTCATAAACGTTCGGTAGTAGACGGTTTCGTTGAAGTGCTCGATGGACCCACTGGGTTTATGATGATTTCTCGATCGGCGCTTGAAAAAATGCACGAACATTATAAAGATACACTAACGTGTAAGAATGATCACTAGGGTCGAGATTTCGATGAATATTGTGCTATTTTCGATTGTATGATTGATCCAGACTCAAAAAGATACCTATCGGAAGATTACGCGTTTTGTAGAAGGTGGCAGCAAATGGATGGAAAGATTTACGCTGACGTCACTACAACACTCGGTCACGTTGGAAACTTACCCTTCTCCGGTTGCTTAGATGACAGGCTTAAGGCTTAGGGTGTTATGATAAGAAATGAAACTTCGAACGATCGTCGTGACACGAAGTGGTGCGTGCCACGTTAAGACGTTGCATACAATACTGAGATGTAACATAAAAAGTCTGCAAACTGAAGGCGTTCAACACGAGATTGCATTCGTGAATGATGACCCATACGAAAAATCGGAATGTATCGAAAAGAGTATGAAAACGCACGATCGCATATTCTTCCTTGATTTTGGTATACATGTGGATGATAAAAGTTTATCAGTGGTTTTTGAACCGAATGAAAACATGAACGTAATCGTTTTCCCCGCGGTTATGGATGGTATAGACTGGGTAATGTTCAAGGAAAAGGTTAAGAGTGGGTCAAAAGAGCCTACGAATCAAATGGGAATGCACTTCGATACAGATGTTTCGTCGTGTATCAATGATAGTTATTATAACGTGAAATCTACATGTGCAAAGACGTGGGTGATGATGTGCAAGCCAACGCTCAAACACTTGAAATGTAGACGTACAGGTGATGTGAAAATACATCCTAAGTCGAAAGTGATGTTTGAAAAATTCAAAGAAAGCGGTGTGAAAATTGCGGCATATACCGCAGCTAACATATTAATTACCTATACACACGAGTGTGTGGGAAACATATTAAATTCAGCTGGTATTAAATCTAGTTAAAGATAACAGTAAAAGTTTCTGTACAATGCAACGTCTATCTGTAAATAGGGACGATCCTCTTTACAAATATGCGATTACCTATATGGAACACTCATGGGGAACGACTGGTAAAAACATATTTCCGGGAAGTCAACCAATCTCCATCGAATACCGCCATTTCAAAATGTTATCTGATACCCCATATGTTGTATGTGAAAAGACGGATGGTGTACGTTTTATGATGCTTGCATTTATGTTTGAGAATAAAAAGCATTGCGTTTTCTTAAACCGTGCACTTGAAATGTTTTCATGTCCACTTAATTTCAGAAAGTCCGTGTACGATGGTACCATCGTGGAAGGTGAAATGTATGAAGATACGTTTATGATCTACGATATACTAATTGCGTGTGGAGATGTTGTCGGTAATCGAGACTTTTTATCGAGACTTGAATGCATTGAAGGTGTGAAAAAAATGCTCATAAGTCTCAAGTATGATCCTATCAAACTTAAAATAAAAACATTTCATCTCATGTCAGATTACAAACAGTTCAAGGATGTGTATTTACCATCTGTGACGCAAGATGTCGATGGGCTTATTTTTACACCTATACGAGACACTGTGAAAACTGGAACACATGAGACGATGTTTAAATGGAAACCCCGTGATAAAAACACGATCGATTTCCAGATAAAGAGGCGGGGGGATATATGGAAAATGTATGTACAAGAAAGGGGTAAATTGATGTTTGAATCTGAAATTCATGTAAATCAAGTGCCCCCACACGCTCGAGAATGGATGGAAGAAGATGCAATTATTGAGTGTCAATATATGTTTATGGATGAACCGATGTGGTGGAAACCCGTTATACGTAGGTACGATAAAACGTTTCCAAATGGGCGTCGTACGTTTTATAGGACACTGGTAAACATAAAAGAAAATATATCTATCGACGATTTCATGAACTGTATATCATGAAGTAGTAACTACCTTCGGGAGGTGGCGATCTTTCTTCTACACGTTCATCGTTGATGAAATACCAGTTGGTTTTCCGACGTATATACGTTACGTAGTGTCCATCATGTTGATTTCCGAGATGCATAGCACATGCGCTCAAATTATACACGTGACCGTCTAGTGTCATCTGTTCTACTATTTTAATATTACTTTTGGTATCAAACGATAACATGAATATGGGTGGGAGTTTAGAAAAAAGCATACGTGTAGTAGCAGCGTTATATGTAATCCCATCTGTATCTTGAAAATTCTCTAATACATTCCAATCCGTACTCTCCTTAATCATTTTCTCCATGTCATTTTGACCCTTGTAACTCATTAAATGAACGCTAAAATCTTCTTCATTCACTGCTTTACCCTTAGGCCATATCGTTTCCTGTATCTTTTTACCGTATAACCACTCCTTGACAATAGGTTGACTGCGTTCTAATATATCGATAATACATAGAACCGTTTCTTGTACATCGTGTTGCTCGTTAGTTCTAAATCGGGGAAACTCTTTCTGAAAGGCGTATTGTAGAGCTGCCAAGTCGAGTGGTGTTTTATCCGCTGTCCAATATTTTTTCAGTAGTATTTGGTAAATAAGTGTAAACATACACTTACCTTTATAGGGTTCTCGTAAGAAGTGATTCGTTAGTATAGGTATGTTGAATAAGCATTGAAGAGCTGTATTAAAATAACAGACCGTTCCCTCGTTTACGAAGCCGCGCATCTTATAATTATCTGAAGGTATAACTTTAATTGTATTTTTTTATTTGTATATATAAATGGTAAAGTATATACCACGGATTCTATTTTGTGTGATACTTATGTACATTTTATTAATATTACTGAATACAAGTAGCACGGAAAAGAAGATATTATACGGACTGTTAAAAAATGTGGACTTTTGGACTGTAACACATCACCCAGTCGAGTACGATATCGGTATATCCAAGTACCTCACAGCACCTTTATACTTCGATAAAAATCGTCTCACCAAGGTTTCCGATGGAGAAATAGTTAACGCATACTGTTTCACGAAACCATACGCTAAAATACAGCGACAGTTACAAAGTAAAATGTTTTGGAATGAGTATCTACCCAAAAATGGTATCAATGTTCCCAAGTTGAGCGCAACCACAAATCCTCACGTGATATACCATCATATTAATCCAGATAAAGAATACATTTCCAAACCTGAATATGGAACTGGTGGGGATGGAATCAAATTAATACGAGGTAAGGATATTAAACCGACGGATTTAAATCATCTCATTCAAGATAAGATTGGAAGTTGTGAATATAATGGGGCACGCACGTATCGCGTCGTCACGACATACGACGGAGAGGTTCTCGTCATTTACGAATTTAAGAATGGTGAAAAAATTACATCAAATGTAATGAAAGGTGCAACAGTAGTGGAACGCGTCGATGTTCCGGAAATTGAGCAGACTGTGGAGGAACTTTGTAAACTCCATACCCGTGACTTCAACTTCTGTTTTTCGATTGGGTGGGACTTGATGGTTGATTGTGAAGATAAAGATCCCACATACACCGACGTGTATGTCCTCGAAGGGAATTGGCCATCTGGATTGTACGGAAACGATGTAAACAAGAACGATAAATTTATAGAAATGGTAAATAAAAAAGCGAAACCCTTTTACACCCTCAATAACATTTAAAATCAAACCTAAGTTGTTTAAAGAGTATACACTTTCTAATCTTGATATGGACGTTCGAGCTATAACCGAAACCCTTTTCCCGACGATTCAAAAGTATAAAGATGATAAATATATTGAGATTGAACTTCGGTTAGGTAAATTCAACGGTACAATGTTCGACACTAACGTGGGTAAAGTAACTTTCGATACGATCATGAAAGGGTTGAATAAGTATACCGGATGGGAAAAAATGATTGGTTCTGAACATGATGTTTTTTATAGGGATTCCGATAACGTGCGTATTTCGACAGATCAGGCTTCTGGTGAAGAAGAGGTGATTAAGAAGGATCGTGTCATGAATCACGATTTCAAGCGCATGTCAGATGCACCATTCGATCTTCGATACAGCGTATCTATGGAAACTCCAATGCCAGAGGATGTCGATCGGGAAATGGATAAGAAAAAAACGAAGCAGCGCGTGTCATACATTCGTAAAAACCTATCAATTGACCTTACTATCATCACGGGTGATACACATGACATGGACGCCGAAGATCCAGTGACATATCAGGTTGAGTTTGAAATTATTGATGCTTCTCGTGTGAATACAAAGGATGATCTATTTAAGATTATTCACAAAATTAACGATGTTTTTATTATGTTGAATACTAGTAAATGATAGAACTACTTCTACTCGTGTTATTGATTTTTGTTTTGGCTCAGAACTCGAGTCAAAACAATAGCGAAGAGGTTAGTATTCTAGGATACAAGACAAAATATTTTCATATTTCCGACGGGGCTTCTAAGCGTATGTTCGAAAATATGAAGAAAGATAGACTCTCACCGGAATCGCTACTGAAATTTTTACACATGGAGGATAGGTTTCTTAAATTGGAACATATATCAGCATGCTCCGGAATTTCAAAACGAATTGAAGGGTATGGGTTATGTGATCAAATAAAGGAGGAGTTTTACGCGTACGATTTTTCATACCACGCTACACATTTAAAACAAATGGCTGAACCTCATAAAGTTATAAATCGAAGTATAACATGTTAAGAGTGTACAATAGAGCGCGTCTGTGTTTACCGGGTGTCATATTATAGACATTATCATATATATGAATTATCAGTCCCATGTCAGTTGATTCTCTATTTTCATCTATCCATCTATGGGCATCGGCCGCTATCATGAACTCATCTGTGCAGAGATACGAACGTTCTAGACGCCCCATACCGAACTCCTTATCATCGTCTCGTTCCTTTCGTATATATGAGCATATAATGTAATACGCCGTATCTATAAGAGACTCATATATATGAGGTGACCAACTAGAAGGTCCGTCATCTACACGAATAGCACTTCTATCCCACATGAAATGTACAAACTTTTCACGTGCGTCGTCCATTTGTTATATATCTCTCGTTTTCTTTATAACTGTTCAACTTTTGTACCTTTCGGAAATCTGTTTTTCTTCTTAGGGGGTGAAGGTGTCTTGTTTTTATTCATGACATTTTCGAGATCTTTTGCTAAATTATTATTCATTGCGTTAAGCTTGTTATTCAAGTTCTTTTTTCTCTGCATTTTCCACTCAGAAACTGTTCGGCGTTTGATATCATTGACACCTAATTTAAACGGGACACCCGCCTTATTTTTCTTTATATTCACCGTGTTTATACGTTTTTTAAGCTCAGTCACGTCTGAATTGATAGAAGGCATCACATTCCTGTATGTGTTCATCCACTTCTTACCGTATAATTTTTCAATATCTTTTTTAATTCCCATGTTCGTGAGACCCCGTGTTTCCAACACCTTTCCTTTAGCTTTAACTTTCTTGTTTACAGCTTTCGCAACCTTTTCAACCCTTTTAACATTGACCGGCAACGGTGTGGGAATGTTCAATTTCTTACATATAGTCTCGACCGTGTCGATATCTGAAATAGGTACACCCTTGGTTATCGCGATGGGCATGAGTTGTTCCTTAGTATACGCCATACATGGTTTGTTTTTAATAGTAAATTTACCGTAAACCTTACTCTTAATTTTGGCGCATATTTCAGGTTTTGTCGTTCTACCTGTAATGTCAACAATCCCTATTTTCTCAGCGACTGCTACTAATTTGGGACGAGGTATGGTCGCACACTTCTTAGATCCGATGCGTACACCGTTTTCACCATTTTTCGAACCATTTTTATTAAAATAGCTCACGGTATTACCTGTGTTTTTGATAGTTTTATTTTTAACTACACGCAACTTCTTAGCAGTTGGTTTAAAGTTTATATTTTTAAAATTACTAATCAATCCCATAACATTTAGCTCCTTTACGAGATCACTGCCAACGTTGTATGCATTATTTAAATCATTCGTGGTTTTAGCACCCATAATTTGTATTTTCCCCGATCTAAACAATTGAAATCCGTAATTCTTGTGTACCATTTTTAAAGATGGTCTTAGTTCCGGTTCGTATGAAGCGTTCCTCGATCTAGAAAATGCACGCGCTATATTAGCTAAATCCATAACACCGTTTGCTTGAAACGTACCAACCAATACAACGTATTTTATCGGATTGTATAGAAATTTAGAATTAGGTGTATACGTGTCTATGATATATTTCCGAATCATTTCTGGGTGTCGGATATTGTTGTTTAAAATACCACCGGAAAACTGCATCTTCCCGTTTTTATAAATCTTAACCATAAACTTACTCTCCAACCCATTTTCAAATATACGTCCATTTATTTCCGCTAAGAAATGTGCATGTTTATTTTTAGCGTTAGCGTTAGGTTTGACTGTAAACGTGTGTTTAGCACCTATGGCCATTCGCCCGTATCGCAATAATATACTATTTACTTCTACCCCTAACGTAGAACCCGGTGCGATGGGTTTTCGTTTATGTGGTTTTTTATACAGAATAGAATTTACGTCAACTGCATAATTACCGTCCATGGCATTTTGGTTTACTATCCCGTTAAAGATAGACAACTGTAAAGGCGAGATTCTCAATTGCGTAAAATTTGTACCGGATAATTTAGCACCTGCAATTGCACCAATCCGTCTGTTTATATTATTTACTGGTAATTGCATAGCGTTCTCCATCAACGCTCCGCGTTCCTGGTTCGTGAGATAAGGTGCACGCCTTATCATGTTCTGAGACGTGAGAGGGGTGTTCGAATTCGAATTTGAATTTTCAAATTCGTTAAATAAACCCATATATTACCCCTACATTTTTAATCAGTTCCCACCGACATTACAGGTTTCGCTGACATATCCGTGATATCGAGTCCGAATATAAACTCAGTACCGTTCTGCTCCATAGCCGGGAAAGTATCGTCACAGCTCTGGTACTTCATTGGTTCAGTGATTCGCTTGACCTTGATATCTCTCGTACCGAATGGACCTGCCCATATATCTTGATTCAGTGACTTGTTCAATACACCGTGGAACTCTGAATACTTTTTCTTGAAAAATTTAAGGGGACACTTTTTAGTAACATCGAATTCGACGCACGGTTCAGATAAGAACGATTCGAGGGGGCTACACGCAGTCGCTAGTTGACGCTGAATATCAGTGAAATAACGGGGTACGACGTTCCATACATCTTTATCGGGCCATTTTTGTGCGAATTCGAGATATGCGCGAACACATTTTTGTAAAATCGAAGGAATCTCGCGTTCAAGTTTGCTATCGAGAGTGGGATCTGCTTCCCTTACCTGTTTGGTAAAATCAACTGTAAGCACGCGTCGTAAGATACTCCCAGAATTATCGCGCCAATTCGGTACTTCGTTACCCCCAAGAATACCTGGTACAGTCCACTCGAAAGATTGCGCCTTCTCGTGCTTCACCGCAATAGACACATCTTCACCACTCACGATCGACTGGAATTCTGCCTGTTCCAGTGCTAAATCACCTTTGATTTCGGGTGCGATAAACATAAACCCATCCATAATAGCGGATAATCCAAACTTTCGTTCTACATTGTTCGACAACGTTTTAACATCTTCCGTGCAGTAGAATTTTCGGAACACTTTTGTGATCAGTGTAGATTTACCTGAGCGTGCAACACCTTTCAGGAAAGGGATACATTGCCACTTATCAATCTCGTTCACATCGAAGCATAGACGACCACCCAATGCAAATACCCACTCACATACATCTTTATTAAGCTGTTGATACTTCAGGATAGAGTCGAAAAACGGGGTTGGGATTTCTCGCCAATCTTTATTGCTGTAGTCTTCAAAATCGAGATCAAAGTATTTACTACTCACGATAGTTTGATCGAGATTCTTAAACTCGTTTGATTCATATGTGTAGAAACTCGCACGCCAATGAGGGTTATCAATCGCAGAGTTTGCATCGTCGAATTCTTTACCGATGAAGATCCCGTTCTTAAACGACCATACGTGGCGGTTCTTTCGAATCTCGGGAAATTGCATATCTTTTGTATTTTTTAAGTGTCGGATGAGATCTCCGTGACCAGGGGCGCGAGCTGTTAGATTCTTCCATAATTCAAACTGTACCTCCTTCTTTGCTACACCGTAGACATAGTCTTCAATCGTTTCGATCGGTTTCCATGCACGGGTTAGCGCACCTTCAGGGCTCTTAATCTGAGTACAACACTGTCCCTTGTATCGTCTAATTTGACGTCGGTATAAGTCCTTGAGAGTTTGTAATAAAGCCTGTTGGAACGGGTTTAATTCGTCTACATTTGTAATAGTGGACATTCGAAAAATTGACGGGTCGGTTTCGGGGTTAATTGGAACATATGTGGGATTGTTAATGCGTTCACTTATACGAGCGTTGCGGAATACGATTTGCCAAGCGTCATCGACCTGATCAATCAGGCGGTTGATACGAACTGAAATTTTCATATCGTTATCATCCTCGATATCCATCATGTTAAGTGTATCGGATCGATGGTACAATTCACATAGGCGTTCGTTCATACGCTTGACTTTAGATTCTACACGTGTAATGTCAATAGATACAGGGAGTCCATCATCGGTTAATTCTTCTTTCGTAAAAAAGTTTTCGTATCCGATACGATAGGATAGGTATATATCATCACGGTTGTTAATTTTCCACATATCTTCCAGTTGCACGAGAAAATTCATGACATCGTCATGAGAAAAAGTTTGTATTTGGTTCGTCCACATAGCACTATTCGCATCGTCTCGATTCGCCGTCTCGTCGATAAAATGTGTAACGGAGTCTGTCATTTTCTATTTATAGAATTCATTTTTTAAGCGGCGTTATCTCTTCTGGAGAGTTGACAAAAGTTTTACTAGGATTTTGTTTTGAATTTCCATTTGATGACCCATATTCACGAGGGCACTACACACGGTATCACCTTCGGGTGTTGTGAGGGTCGAACCAAGAATAGCCTCCATCGGGGCGCTATAATTTTCATCCTCATCTTCATATTGTGACAGATCAATATCGTCAACATTCTCAGGCTGAGAACCTGTTTGAGATTCGTTTTCATATTCGGATCCGGATCCGGATTCAGATTCGGCACTGGGGTGAGGCACTGTTGTTTCGGAGGTGGACATTTATGTATGATGAGGAAAAATAGTGCCGTGTTTTTCGCGGCTGAAATAAAATGTTGGTATATAATACAATACTCTCAAAATGGCCGGTGGTCTCATGCAACTCGTCGCTTACGGTGCCCAGGATGTTTACCTTACCGGAAACCCTAAGGTTACTTTCTTCCAGGCGGTCTACCGCCGCCACACAAACTTCGCGATGGAAAACATCGAACAAACTGTCAACGGTACCGCCGGTAACTCCGGTCGCGTGTCCGTGACCGTCGCCCGTAACGGTGATCTCGTCGCTGACATGTACGTTGAAATGAAGGCCGCTACCGGTCTCGCGACCATCTCCACCGCCGCCGGTGCCCTCGACAACGCGTGGGTTGCCGAGCGTGCGATCAAGGATGTTGAGCTGTCCATCGGTGGTCAGCGCATCGACAAGCACTACCAGAAGTGGTGGCGCATGTACTCCGAACTGTACCTCGACGCCTCTAAGAAGGCTGCGTGGGGTAAGATGACCACGGGTTCGGTGAACACCACGACCGGTGCTGAAGGACAAGTGTTCCTTCCCCTGATCTTCTTCTTCAACCGCAACCCCGGTTTGGCGCTTCCCCTCATCGCCCTCCAGTACCACGAAGTCCGTTTGGATTTCGACCTGTCGGCTGAGTTCGAAATGTACATGGACACCACGAAGACCTTCAAGGTGTGGGCCAACTACATCTACCTGGACACGGAAGAACGAAGGCGATTCGCCCAGAAGGGTCATGAATACCTGATCGAGCAGGTGCAGCACACCGGATCTGACACACTTGCTGCTGCCGAGGCGACCAAGCAAATCCGTTTGTCGTACAACCACCCCGTCAAGGAACTCGTGTGGTGCGCCTCCGAGCCTAACGTGTCCAACGTTGCCATGTGGAACTTCACGCAGTCCGCGGCCAGCGTGTCCACCGATGTTGCCAACCAGAGCCTCACCGGTACCCTGGTGCACACCGACCTTGATGCCGGTAACTGCCCCAAGCTGATCACCGGTGAAGGTGCGGTTTTCAAGACCGCCTTCGATGAAGAATCTTCGGGTTCGATCAAGTCCATGAAGCTCGTGCTCAACGGCCAAGACCGTTTCAAGGAGCAGTCCGGTAAGTACTTCAACCAAG